GTGATCGTGTAGCTGTACTTGTCCATGGTCTGTCTCCTAGCCGGCCGGCGGGCCGGTCAGATCGCCGCCGGCGATGACGCCCGTGTGCGTGTGATCCTTGCCGACATTGATGTCGTCATGGGTAAGCGTGCCGCCCTTGGCCTTGACGTCACCCTCAAGCGTGATGGTGCCGCCTTTGATGGTGAGGCCGGCCGCCCCGAAGGTGAGCGTCGTCGACCCGAAGGCGATGACCCCGGCGTCGGTCGCCGCCGAGGGTGCGGCCGTGTCGTCGTCATAGGTCCGCGTCTTGGCGGTCGTCCCGCTGCCGAGCGTGCCGGACGGGCTGACATAGGTCATCTGCTGGCCGATCTTGAGCGGGACATGCATGGTCATCGTGCCCACCATCGGCTCTTCCCAGGGCACCCAGGGACCAAGGACGGGCGCGCCGTCCTCGTCCTCGTCGATCTGCAACCGCACCAGCCGGGCGCCCGCATCCACGGCGGCGACCTTCCCTGAGATCATCGTATTGGCCATGCGCCGATCGGCGATCGCGAGCAGCCGGCGCAGGCGGCGGATTTCGGCGGCGACGACCCTCATGTCCCGGCCTCCGGCTCATAATCAAGACCAAGTTCGGCCATGGCGGCGGCCAGATCATCGGCGCCCGCGAAACGTTGGCCTGTCAGCCCTTCAAGGTCGCAGCCGTCGTCCCAGAGCGAGCCGCCAAGCGCGGTGAGCGTCTGCGACCAGGTCAGCGCGTAATAGGCCACGCCGTCCGCCGCATCGCGGAGGGTGAAGAACGGCCGCAGATCGGCGCCCTGCGGCGGCAGCACGTCGCCGCGCCCCCACAGCTGCTCGTCCGGATCGCCCAGGATGGCGAGCAGCCGCAGCCCGATCGCATAGCCCAGCGTCTCGCGCTCGACGCGCCGGCTGTCGATCACCTTGTCTTCGACCACGATATAGGCCGCAAACTCGATCACCGCCGACCAGGTGCCATCCGGCAGCCGATCAGGGCGGATGCGCGTCCAGCCCACCGCCACGCCAGGCGCCGCGACCACGGTTTTGGCCACGATCTGCGAGATATCCACCTTGCCCGGATGGCTGATCACCTTGACGCCGGGCAGCTGCATGATCAGCCGGGCGACGATCGCCGATTTCAATGCGGCGACCTGGTCGGCCGCGATCAGGTCCGACAGGGAGGCGGGGGCGATCATTGCAGCAGCCCCCAGACGTCCGAGACGATGTCGAGAATCTCCTCACGGTTGTCATCCGACAGGCCGATGAAGGGCCGCGCCGGAATGACCGCCTTTTTCACAAGCACCGTGTCGCCAAGCGGCCGGCCGAAAGCCGATCCGGGTATTGCCAGCGCCTTGGCGTTGATTGGCTTGATGACCGCGCCTTCTTGGTGCACGTGAGCATATTCCCAATAAGAGCCCCATTCCACTTCGTCTGCGCCCTGCACCCATCCGATGGTGCCGAGCAAATGGTTGCCCGTCTCCAGCAAAATGGAGGTGCCCTTGTGGTTCGGCGCCCAGGCCGTGCCATCGGGCGCGGTCTTTTCGTCTGTGATACGCCGCCGCGTCTGGCTCTCGCCGATTGCGCCGATCGACGACAGCAGCTCGTCCTCGTCAAGGTGCAAAATCGGGATGAGCCGCCGCAGCGCGTCGTCCAGGCTGTCGGCCGTGACTGTAATCTTGATGCCGTCGCTCACCACACACCTCCCGCCCGGCGCGGGAAGAACGGCTCGGACGCTTCAAGTATGGCGCCGCCGAAGCCGGCGCCTGCCGGCGGCGGCTCGTCGCCGTCGAAGGTCAGCGCGCCCCGGCCGGCAGCGATCGCCTCCAGCCGCTTGATGGCGGCAGCGGCGCGGTCGTGGATCGCATCGGTCTGCCGTGAGAACGCCAGCGCCACCCGGTAAAGCGCAATATCCATCGTGTAGATGGCGAGGATCTGCCGCGACGCCGCATCGGCCCGTGTCAGCTCGTCGGGCCGATAGCGCGCCTGCAGGATCGAACGCACCTCGGCCGACGAGTCCTCCAGCGCCGCGATGACGCGCCCCTCATCCAACAGGCCGGTCGTCTCGTCTGCGCCGAGCAACACCACCTCTTGCGGGTAGCGGGCACGCAGATCGTCGAGGCTGGCAAAGGCTGTCATAGCGGGCTGATCCCGATTGCGGCTTGAGGGAACGGGGCGGCGGACTGAAGGTCCAAGAAAGCCCGCCGCCCCGGCTAGCCGGGGGCGACGACATGTCCCGGCTATTCATGCGGCCCTTTCAGGGGCAAATCGTCAGGGGGGTGTGACTGCCAGCTTCGGGTCGGCCTGCAGCAGCTTAAAGGTTGCTTCGACCGTCTCGTAATCGCCGCCGAGATCGGCACGCGTCAGCGGGCGCGGCGTCTTGTTGAAGGCGAGACCGCAGCGGCGACGCGGGCCGGCCGGGGCCGCCACCTTGCAAACAATTTCGCCGGGATCAGCCTGATCGGTATCGGACAGACTTGCGATTTCGTCCTGCTCGGCCGAGCCGGCGTCTTTGGGGAGGCGTGCCATGTTTTAGTCCTCGGGAAGGTAAGGCGGTGCCCGCTGCGCCGCCTTTGCGGGCACCTCGGATCAGGCGCCCCCGGCACGATTGCCGGGGCTGGCGGCCTGCTGGTATTCGGTCAGTCGAGCCAGGGGCTTTCGATCACCTGCACCAACCCCTTATCGACGTTGGAGGCGCCGTTGGCGCCATATTCGGCAGTGATCAGCGCGCGGGCTTCCTTGGAGAGGCTGGGGCCGATGACAAGATGCGTCGGCATGACGCCAAGCTTGCCGCCTTCGTCCGAGACCTGCTGCATCATGGCGATGCGGCCGGCGTTGAAATTGTCGGAGTTGAGCGCAGCTTTGGAGGCACGGATCATCTGCCAGAAGCCGTAGCCCGTGGCATAGCGCGCGTCGGCGCCCCAGATCAGCTCCTTGCCGAAAAACACATTGTCGTCAGTGACGTTCGTCTTTGGGACGAATTCCACTGCCTTGCGCTTCTGGAACACCATGGGTTTCAGCGGCCGACGCAGATCGGCCAGGAACCACGCCGGACCGGCACCTGTCTGCAAGTTGGAGACCGAAACCACGTTGTTCTTGGCCGGATCGCCGACCGGATGATCGGTGTCGAAGAAGGCCTGGCCGTCGTAGCACTCTTCGGTGAAGCCGGCCGCCAGCGCAGCCCAAACCAGCTCGTCGGGGTGCTCGGCGGCGGCCTGCCCGAGGCCCTCCATCGGCTTTGCGAATATGCCGTAGAGATCGTCCTCGACAGCGTCGCGCGGAACGCTGACGGTATCCTCCCAGGACTCGTTGCGGATCTTGTACTGGCTCATGGCCAGCGACTTGATCACGCGCTCGCCGATCCATTTGCGCATGCGCGGAAACGCGCCCAGCCAGCTGTAGATTTCCTCGGACGTGGTCGAGGTGATTTCCGAAGCGATCAGCTGCCACGTCGGCGCGACGCCGGCAAAGCCGGCCTGAAAATTCGCCCGATAGCCCCGGTTGAGGTTGGCGATATTGCTGCGATTGATTTCCATGACGCCCTCGAAAGCGATGTGGGGGAAGAGACGATCAGAGGCCGAGCTTGACCCAGACCTGGCCGCCTTCGAGGCCGGTCACCTTGCCGGCCACCGATCGGGTGTTGGTTCCGGAGGTCTTGGCCACGGTCTCGTCGTCGACGATGTAGCAATTGGTCCCGACTTCAGCCTGGGTGACCGGGTCGGTGGCGGAATTGGCGAAAAGGAACTGACCCTCCTCGACCAGCGCTCGCGCGGCGCCCGCCGTGCCGCCCGAATTGTCGACATCTTCAATGAACATGCCGATAGCCGTCAGGCTGAGAGCGGTCACGCCGGGCTTGGCATAGCCGGCCGCCAAAACCGCGATACCGCCCTTGATGGCGACCGCGCCGGCAGCCAGCAGGTATGAGCGCGGGCCGCTTGCGCGCTTGAGGGTGCCTCGGGCCGATGAAAGAGCCATGATGATGTCCGGGAGCTGGTGCGTTTCAGGGATAAGGGATGATCAGGCCTTGCCGGCGGCCAGATAAGCCTCGGGCGACAGTCCCAGACGTCGGCAGATGGCGAGCTGCGCGTCATCGAGCGTGCCGGGCTGATCCTTGGACGGGTCACCGGTGGTCACGGAGGGTTGGGTCGCAGGGATCACTGGGTTGGAAGCAAACAAGGCCTTGACCACCGAGGCCTGGCCGGCGCGGCAGAGACCGAGATAGTGATCGCGTGATGCCGGCGCGGCCTTGCCATCCTTGACGGCCTGATCGACCAGGGCGACATACTCGGCTTCCGCCGTGGCGGCATTGAGCTTCTTGAGATCGGCCTCGGCTGTGCTGGCACGGTTCATGGCCAGCTCATAGTCGGCGCGCGGCACATAGAGCTTGAGGTCCGGCGCCTGCTGCTGGCGATTGAGCGCCACCTGCGCGTTCAGTGCCGCCTCGATATCGGCGTCGGTGGCGTCGGCCTTGAGGCCAAGGATGGCGATCAGCTTGGTGCGGTCCATGGGATTTTCCTGTCGGTTGAGCGCGGGAAGGTCCTTGAAGTTGGGGCTGTTCGTCAGCCCGACCGACTTCAGTTCGAGAATGTTTCCGGCCGCGTCGTAAAGGAATGCGGGGGAAATGAAGCGATAGGCCTGCCCTTCGACGAGGTCGCGTCCGGCGCTGTTCCAGGCGACTTCGGCGACAATGCCGCCGTCGACGACCTTGAGGCCCTTGACCCAGCCGACGGCCGGAGCCGGCTCGCCGAGGGGCGCCTTGATATGGGTCGAATGCTCGACATCGATTGGCAGGTCAGCGCGGAAGCGTGCCACCACGGCGGCCGCGTCGGAAAGGACGAACACCCGACCGTCTTCGCCCACCGAGCGACCGGCGGGAATGACCTGAAAGGATGCCGGCAGGCCTGGGTCAGCCGGCAACGGCTGGATGGCCGCGCGGCAGACCGCGAGCGATGATTGGGCGTGGTTGAGGGCAAGGCGCGTCGTCATGGGCGCACCATGCATCGGCCAAAATCGGCGGCGCGGGCTGACGGCTGTCAGCCCGCATCGGCGCCGGATTGTGAGGGTGATAGGCCGCGCGTCTATGCGTCGCGTTTCGAAGCTATTTCAAAGCCCGTGGGCGGCCGTTTGCCCTCTTGGTGGTACGCTGGGGGCCTCCCGCGCGTCAAGCCGCCCTGTGGCGATTTGCGAGGCCCTTGCTTTTGCGGGGCTGATCGCCCATATCTTGAATGCGGCGGTCGAAGCCTGTGCCATACGCCAACGAGGGGATCAGCTCCCTCCCGCCGCTTCACTTCCCGTTTTGTTGCCGATTTCCGCAAGCGCACTGGCCTCGCTTCGTTGATGCAGGCTGTTGATGCGCAGATAGCCCGTGTCGGACAACTTGACGAAGACGCGCCACCAGGTCTTGCCCATTTGGAAGACGATGGACCGGACGCGCTCGTCGCCGCGCGGATCGGGTAGGATGACGCCGCTTTCGATGATTTCGGGCAACAGCGCAAAATCATCCATGGTCAGGTCGTGTTTCTCCATACGCGCTGTAATCACGTCGATTGGGACCGACACCACTGGCGAAGCGGCGGGCGCCACATCGGCGAAGGCGTCGACCAGCCGAGGCGAGACGCCGGCCGGCAGCCAGGTCTTTTGCGGCAGGTCCGGAACGAGCTTGACGAAGGGATCAGCCCAGAGTTCGCGAAGCGCCGCGTTGCCTGCCTTTGCCGGCGCCTCGGCCAAGCGGCTTTCAAGATTCTGCAGCAACGTGGTCGATCGAGCCAAGCCAGCGTTTGTCTGCCACCCCGGATCGATGCCGACGGGAACATTGGTCACCTCGCCGGTGCGGCGGTTGGCGAAGGGGCGCGTCTGCACTGGCGGCGCCTGGTCGACATAGAACGTCCCGTCCGCTCCCTTGCTCGCGGTGAGCAGTCGATCGCGCTCGCGGCCGGATATCTGCCTGACCGAACAATGGCAGAGCCAGCCGTTGGGCGGAAAGTGGGTGGTCCAGAAGGCGTCGTCGATTGGCAGGATGATGCCGACCCAGCCCAGATGCTCCGGCCGAGGATCGGCCGACGTCGTCCGGACATACAGTAAATACGGCAGCGCCCGCTTGGTGCGCTGCGCGCGCTCCCATTGCCCGGCGGCGCGGGCCGACGACATGTTGGAATGGAAAATCACGGTCAGGCGGCGTGAGCGCGAAAAGTCGACCATGCGCTCCGGATCGACGCCGGACGGATCGGTCACCATGCGCGGCCCCCACCAGCCGAGAGCCGTGAGCTCGGCGCCGATATCCTCTTTCCATCGCTCGAAACCCTTGCCCTGGTGGATCGCCCTGGAAATGGAATCTCGGAAGGCGGTCAGTACCGACAGCTCTGTTGCCTTGGCAACGGTGAAGGCGTGGGCATGCTCGGTTGCCCAAACGTCGAGCCAGCTGAACGCCGGCTTGAGCCCCTTGCCGTCGAAATAGCCGGTCACCTCCGGCGGTGGAGCGAAGCCGCGCTTGACGTCGGCCATGGTCAGTCCTTCACGTCGCCGACGCCGCGCGAAATCGCCATCAACCGCGCCAGGCG